ACAACGTCATCGTAGACCTCAAGGCTCTGTTGGAACACTACGTATCAGGTCACGCAGGTAATAGTTCAACACGAACACAAGCGTTAGTGACCATCAAAGAAGCGAACCGACTTCTACAAAAACTCAAAGAGTAAAGGAGAACTGAAATGGCTGATATAATTGAGATAGATGAATGGCGTGAATGGTTAAAACCTGTGGATCGAAAGTGTCCATCTAAAGGCGTCACCATAACACACAACGTGCAGGATCAAGTCCAAGACAAAGAATGGACTATCACGGCAGATGGGTTTGCAGACGGTGAACTGTCCCTATGGGATTTGAAGATAGGTCAACGGTCTGTACCTGAGAACGAGGATCATACAGGTATCTGGATCACTGACCTACGCCCAGAACACGCAGAGCAATTAAGGGACATGCTGAACAGCTACCTAAAGATAGCAGGGAGAAACTGAAATGTTCGATAAGTGGAAACACCTAAACGAGTTCATAAAAGAACATGAGGCGAGAGAGGAAGCTGAGTTCACCGCTGCGTGGGACAAGTACAAGCAACGGTTCAACCCATTCATTGCTTGCCCTGAGTGCAAAGGCTCTGACCGCGTGGGTCAAGTGGAGCATGAGCGGTGGGTACTAACATCAAACGGGGTACACGAACCTGTAGGTGTGTGGAAAGACTGTGGAAACTGCGGTGGTACAGGGGAGATAGAAAGTGACTTGTGATGAACCACTACCTGATTGGTTGTTGGTGCAGTTAAACCTGTTGGGGGTGGTGCAGGAACATCAGCCCGAGCAACCCGAGCCGAAGGTAGAGGCCGACTTTACCTTCAGAGAAACAAACCTCGACAGTGACGGGGAGCCAGACTTTTGAGAATATGGAGACCAAGCATGGCACTAATATATACTAACCACAGATGTTTCGCAGACGTGGAAACACAATATAACACTACCCCTGTGATACGCAGTAGGTTCGGTAAGGATAACGACATACGCCCTATCGGTGACAGACGCCGCAAGCATGAGCGTATCCACAAGATCAACGGCAACTGCTACGCAATCATGCAGGGGTATGGGTATGGTGATCCTGTGTTCCAACCTTGGTACGGGGGTAACAAGGTAAAACCTTCAGTTAATTCTACTGAACAGTTTGCGGCGTTAGTGTGGCGCAGACACAGGGATGGTACTGAAACAGTTAAGGTCGCTAACGGCTCTGGCCCGTGGGGGCATCACAATTCTGTGTACGATATGCTTACTCGTCACCTGCCGTACCCACTACGGTTCGTCAACAAGAATGGTAAGCACTTCGTTCGTATTGGCGGTGCGCGGTGGGGTCAACAACATGGTGAGGACTACTACCTAGCTAAACGTACTACTGTCCCCGCGCCCATCAAGAAACATTGGGATGCCTACTACCGCCGAACAAATGCACAGAGTGTGTATGTGCAAGAACGCCAAGGGTGGATGACTGCCAAGGACGATGGTGCTGCGTTGGTGTTCCGTAGGATCGGGGAAGAAGAATGGGTGCATGACAGTGGTGGTCTACCGTTGCCCCCTGCGCCGAGAGTGAACAAGGAACTGAAAGACAAATACAAAACACACATGAACGAGTTCTATGATTGGGGCATCACTATGACCCCTCTTCTTCCACTAGAGACAGGTACATACAACTATGGTGAACGGGGCAAGCTAGATAAATACAAACGAGAACATTACGGCAATTCTAAGAGACGTGCGTTATGGTTGCGTGATGTGTTGAAAGACCCCGAGCATCCCATGCGTGTGTCAGCGTGGGTCGATTTCACTACATCGTTTATAGGGAACAGTGGGTGGTATGAACGAACCACTATCAAGGAACATATGCAGGAAGGGAATATGACTGAAGTAAGAAGTAAGTTTAATTCGTGGGTCAACAAGACCGCGAAGTTTATGAAATGATAACTTGTTAGTGAACCACTAACAGAAGGAGAACTAAAATGGAAGTATCGACAGTTAAAGAAGCTACAAGTCACGCGCAAATGCACAACATAAAATTGCAGGGGCATATTGTGAACTACATCTCACACTTAGAGAGTACCTTGCCGATCAAGACAATAGTACGCACTGGTAACAGTGCATGGGTGTACTACGACAATGACCCATATTGCTGTGCTTGGGTTGGCTATGGTGATTTTCGTAGGGGTGGTAAGGGTACTCGCACGTACACAGTTTGTAGTCGCTTGATCGCTAATTGTAAGTACAGCGACTACAACCCACAGTACCATATGTCCATGACAACCAAGCTAGAGACAGCAGTGAAGAACGCCAAGCGTTACATCTCACCGCTTAACGTGGCAGACATGGCAGCTATGTCATCGAAGAACGCGGCTAGGTCGTTTCGTGATGTGAGCAGTAACGCCAACCATGAGATGCGTAAGATGGGTAATAGGTTGTTTCAGCATGACGGTATCTCTAGCAACTATTCGCCTATGGAGACCGAGTTGAAGAACCTTTTAACATTGGGGCATGAGTTTGTAGACAAGGAGTTGCAAGCAGGGTTGGTAGATTTCTTTGCCCAGAAGGATGAAACCAAAACGCTTGATGCTCGATCAGATAACGGTGTGTTCATATACACTACTGTACGTAGGGGTGAACAACAGTGCGCCGTGCTGCAGGTCGATGGTCTGTCCAACTACACCCCTGACGTACACCCACAAAGTTGTGTTCAGTGGTACACACCACAAACGCTGCCCGAAGATATGATGGGTAAGTTTTCTATGTTGCAGCTTGTGAATGATTGTCACTATGTTGATGGGGTGGGGTACAGAGTTTCTGATCGTATGTGCTTCCTACTTACTTGAGCATAAGTGACGTTTTGTACGCGGCTGACGTTTGTTACCGCGTACAAACAGAGAAAGATACTGGCTGGGTAACGATAGTAAGTCTTGGGATTAAAAGACTTGACGCGATAGTAAAAGATACCTATATACCTTTTGAGGAGCTACCAGATTGGTTCCAAGGGAGGTTAGCGGTGTTATCTTTATTGGAGAACGATGCTTACTTAGAAGGTGTGGGTCACAAGGCTGGTGACAATGAGTTCTATAGCACTTTCTGGGTAATCGAACCATCTAATCTTTAAACAGTAGAAGGCTGCGCGGGGTAAACCTGTGCAGCCTTCGATGCCAGTTTTTGCGAAAACGGGGTCTTGTTAGTGACGCACTAACATAAGGGAGTTTTTTAGTTATGGCTATGACGCCAGAAGCAAAAGTTAAGAAGCAGGTGACACGACAGCTAGACGCAATGGGTGCGTACTACTTCTACCCTGTTACGGGTGGGTATGGTAAAAGTGGTGTGCCTGATATTGTAGGTTGCTACAAAGGATTATTCTTTGGCATTGAGTGCAAAGCGGGTAAGAATAGACCCACGCCTCTGCAAGCTAAAAACCTAAAAGACATATGCAAAGCGGGTGGCCTAGATATAGTTGTCAATGAGGATAACATGAGTAGTGTTAGTCAGTCACTAACAGCATGGGCAGCAATATCAGATGACTAAGTGGAGTTTCAATATGATTAACCGCCATGAATACGAGCGAGTGTGTGCGGAGAACCGCGAACTAAAAGCGGAACTTAAGAATATCACGCAGCAGCTATTCGTCATGTATGTAACAGGTACAAAGAAGCTAGGAGGGAACATTGACAGCCTTGGAAAAGATGAAGGCGTTGGCCTTGATTGAGAACAAACGGATGATTGAATATTGTGGGGGTCGGTCCCTAAACTACGGGGCCGTGCAGGAACACGCTAGAGGCAGCGGTAAGCCCCGCATGTCCGAGATCGAAAGGTCAAACCCCGCCAAGCAAATACTGCGCCTATCGGAACAAGGTTTTAGTGCCGCCGAGATCGCACGTATAACAGGCATGTCCGTAGAGGTAATACTACGTAGATGCAGACGATACCAAATAAAATTTAAGGAACGCAAAAATGGATAAAGCTAAGTTTGAAGCGGTTATGGAGCGCATGGCTAAAGCCGCGCCCGACCAAGCGTCACCCGAGATTATGTCGCTGATTATCGCTAATCTTGTTCTACTGTTTGAACAGCAGGATTCGTGGCCTCAGATGATGATGGCTGTAACGGCTACCTTATCCGCAGCTATAAGCGAAGAACGTGAGGAGCACATCGCACGTAACGAAGAAGCAGCGGTGCGCGCTGCCAATGAATTTATGGCGGGTATCTTAAACAAATCATAGAGAATGGTGAGGGCGGTTGTGAGTGTAATCAACAATAAAGCAGACCGCAGGTAGGTGGGTTTAAATTATTACCGCCCTCATAAAAACAATATCATAAACAAGCGAGAGAACAATGTTAAACACACTAAAGATATACGTGCAACACGTATTGGTGGATAAGAAATGCGGATTTGGAGTTGACATAGACCAAGGGGAGCGTGTCTTTATACCGCCCAACCTTGTGAAAAAGTATCGACTTGCCGAAGGTACACTTGCTCAGATGCGAGTGATACCCAACACTTCAAAAATGGTTAACTCAACCAAGTATCAGGTTGTGGGTGTTGTCGCTGAGAGCGTAACACATTCTGTTGATACTTTTGATGATGAAGAAGAAACCCCTCGCGTAGTGGTAGCTAAGATGGAAGATCGCATACTTAGTTTGTTGTCTGAGACAGACAATCAATTCGCACATAGGGCTACTGAGATAGCGTCTAAACTAGACGCAGATAACGATGAAGTGCAACTAGCGTTGGGTAAACTGCATCGTGATGGAGAGATTTGGGAGGCCAAGGTATCACGCCTCGGCACTCAAAAGAAAGCGTCCTACTGTCTGTGGGCGTTGGATGATGACTGGTTTGTACCAGAGTTTGAATGAGGAGAGAACTATGACTGCCAATAAAGAGAAGAAACGCGATAGGGTATTTAAGTTGTTAGAAAAATCCCTTGGCACTGACACAGATAAGTCTATAGCCAAAAAAGTTGGGTGTAGCGTGGCATACGTAAGCAAGTTACGTAAGTATGATTTCTGGAAGAAAGAGCCATTACGAAAAATACCCGTATATGTAACGGACGAGGTTGACCCTACAAAGATTGGTGACTTTGCCTACAATCTGACTAAGGGCGGCAAGCCACCCAAAGAAGGTACGTACACACGTAGCAGTGTCCTTGATACCGCCAAGCAGTACGTCACCAAAGACCGTGAAGCTACACATGGCGATATGGAGAATAACTTTGAGGCCATAGCTATGCTGTGGGAGCAGTATTTTAGTTATGAGTGGTCTTTCTCGCCCACCGATGTTGCGATGATGATGGCCCTGCTGAAGATCGCACGGCTCAAGTCCAACAAAGATAATCCTGACAACTACATAGACGCCTGTGGTTACATGGCGTGTGCGGGTGAGTTAGCATTAAAGAAAGTAACAAAGAAGTGAACCTTGTTACGTTGGACTTTGAAACCTACTACGCGCAAGACTTCTCTTTGTCGAAGATAACGACAGAGGAATATATACGTGATCGTAGGTTTGAAGTTATTGGGTTGGGGCTTAAACATGGCCCCAACTCAACCGAATGGGCGCAAGGTGATAAGCAAGTAAAGGAACTATTAGGTTCTGTAGACTTTGCAAAAACTGGCGTCATTGCACACAACACGGCTTTTGATGGAGCGATACTAAGTTGGCGTTACGGGGTGAAGCCTAAAGCATGGTTTGATACTATGTGTATGGGTAGAGCCTTGCACGGTACAGAACACAGTGTCTCGCTTAAAGCTATGTCCGAGCGATACGGTATTGGTGCCAAAGGCAACGAAGTTATTATGGCGAAAGGTAAACGCCTAGTCGATTTTACAACGCAAGAAATACGTGACTACGCACGTTATTGTATCAATGACGTAGAACTAACATACGAACTGTTTTCGCAGATGGTAAGGACGTTCCCCAGACAGGAACTAAAGTTGATAGACCTTACCCTACGTATGTTTATAGAACCCTTCCTAGACTTAGATACAGGTTTGTTAGAGCAGCATCTTGAAGATGTGAAAGACCGCAAAGACAAATTACTACTGGACGCAAACATTACTGACAAGAAAGACCTTATGAGTAATGCCAAGTTTGCTACGCTACTAGAAGAACTAGGTGTATCTCCCCCTAGAAAGATTAGCCCTACGACAGGCAAGGAAACCTATGCCTTTGCCAAGTCGGACGAGGCGTTTAAAGAATTACAGGAACATGAGGACGATAGGGTGCAGTCCCTAGTCGCGGCTCGCTTAGGTAACAAGAGTACACTAGAGGAGACACGTACTCAAAGGTTCATAGCTATATCCAAGCGCGGCCTTTTACCTGTACCTATCCGATACTATGCGGCACATACAGGTCGTTGGGGTGGGCAAGATAAGATTAACCTGCAAAACCTGCCGAGCCGTGGGGCCAATGGTAAGAAACTAAAGAACAGTATTATTGCCCCCGAAGGCCACAGTGTCATAGATGCGGATAGTTCCCAGATTGAGGCGCGAGTGTTAGCTTGGTTGGCAGGGCAAAACGATCTGACCGAAGCCTTTGCCCGAGGTGAGGACGTTTACATCAAGATGGCTGCACAGATATACGGTTGTGCCGAAGAAGAAGTTACCGGAGCGCAACGGTTTATCGGTAAGACCACAATCCTAGGGGCTGGCTATGGTATGGGTGCTGAGAAATTTGGTATGCAACTAAAGACTTTTGGACATGAAGTTAGTCCAAATGAGGCCAAGCGGATCATCAATATCTACCGCGATGCCAACTGGCGAATAAGTCAACTATGGCGTGAAGCGCACCACGCGGTGAAGCAACTAGCGCAAGGTGTATCAGGTTGTTTCGGGGCGTCTCATAAGGTTTCATATTGTGCGGAGCAGTCTGGTATAAAGTTACCCTCTGAGTTGTATATTTACTACGAAGATTTGTCGGGCTACCAAAACTCACAGGGCGTTGAGTACACCTATAAGGTACGCCGAGGGCGCAAAAAACTATACGGTGGCAAGGTCGTGGAGAACGTGTGCCAAGGTATAGCCCGTTGCATTATTGGTGAACAAATGCTACGTATTGCTAAGAAATACCCTGTAGTCCTAACCGTTCACGACAGCATAGCTTGTTGCGTTCCTGACGAGCAGGTGAACGAAGCGCAGCGATATGTAGAGGATTGTATGCGCTGGACACCTGATTGGGCCGAGGGACTGCCTATCAACTGCGAAAGCGGTAAAGCTAAATCATATGGGGAGTGCGAGTGAACCGTGTTGAAACCCTACGGAAAAAAGCTGCCGACCCTGCATGTTCTCCATCGGAAGCGGCGGCATGTAGAGCAATGGCAGACAAGTTGGAAGCCCAAGAACGTGCTAGTCGGGCGACAAAACCTAACACAAAAGAGTTTGTTCGCGGAATGTATGCTAAACAACCGCATGAGAGCGCGCCCCCTTGGGTCAAGTTTGGAGTAACTATACGTAAGGAGGAACTTATGCAGTGGTTAGCGGTGCAAGAAGGGAATTGGGTCAACGCGCAAGTGTGCCAAAGCAAGTCTGGGAAATGGTACGTGGAAGTAAACAAGTGGGAAAATTAAATAATATGGGGAGTGTGAATAATGGTTAGAGGAAGGCCAGATTTTATACCTGCGACTGTGTTTAGACAATATCTATCAACCACACAGCTAAACAAATACTTTAAAGTAGATGGTATCCTAGCAGCTAGTTATGTGAGCAAATGCTTGTTACGT